GTTATAGTATATAAATCGAAATCTTGTCCAGAATCAACATTAGTTAAAGGATTTACTTTATCATAAGTGTATTGATTAAAAGATCCTGAAGATATAGCAGCAAGAGTTTCATATCTACGGGCTCCTTTTGTAGATCCCACGCCAAAACGACCTGCCTTAGCCAATGCACCATCGTTATCTGTTCCTGAAGCTCCATTAGGATCTAACTCTACTCTAGCTACATCCGCTGTAGAGTCTGAGTAAGAAGCAGATACTATCTCACTCTTTTTAAATTCTGAAGAACGAGTAAATATCGTAGAGCCGTTTTTTCCTACATGAGACGTACATAGAATAATGTTTGCATCTGCTCCTGCTTCAGTAGGCTCTTGATTGTCATACTCCCCTCCTGATCGATAAACCCCATCTATTATAATCCCTAAAGATCCATCTTGTTTTAAAGCGGACGCATTCTTTGCTAATGGAGTCGTATATATAACAGGGTTGCCTGAAGAAGGCAAGTCAATGTCCTCATTTAATTGGACAACTAATGTAGTATTTAATTCAGACATATTTATTCAGATTGGGATTGCTCTATAGAATTGCTTTGATACCTTGGCGACTCGATCGCTTCTATAATACTCTTGACCGCTAAGTCCACTATTTCGTGGTGAGTGTGGTCTGCTAACTCGCAATTTACATTAGTATTGAGACTTATCGACACAGGCTGTCGTATATAATCTAGGGAAAGCGTTTCTAATATAAACTTTTCACTTGTTTGAAACACTCTTATTGTGTCTTCAAACATAATTCCAAGAGGAAAAGCAGGACTTGTTTTACCAAAAGGATTTTGCTGCAAGTGGTAAGCATCGTCTTGTGAGACTATACGTAAATCACGTTCTATAGCATTAAAAGAGGAACCTGTGTTAACTATTCCACCGCACGCAATATAAACAGACACACGTGCGTTAACTAAAAACATATAGTCAGTAGGTAAATCAAAATCTACTGCGTCTGCTGTTTCTGAAGGAGCTACATCATCAGTGTAGTCTACTTCTATAAGCATGCGTAAATCGTCTAATCTTTTCTCATTCTTACTAAAGCCAAGTTTCTTGGGATCACCTTCTGGATGCAAACGCTGTTTTATAAATCTTTCTTGTGCCCGGTTAAGCCAAAAATCGCTTTCTTCAGGTAGGAAATAATCATAGACCGAGGAAGCTACTTTTTGTAACCCCTGGTCTAGAGCATAGTGCATCTCTTGAACAGTCATCTCATGCGAAAGCCCTTAGTTTGGCTTTTAGTGCCGTTAAAATTTGAGAGTTTTTCTTATCCTTCAGAAAGAGTACGGCCTCTTCCATCGAGTCTCCTAAGACAACATCGCCGTCTAGGATACTGTTGCCTACTTTGCGTAGGGCTTCTGCTGTAAGTAATTGCTCAATTAAAGCAGTACTTTCTAAGTTTTTATCTGTTACTACACTTATAAACATATCAGGATTGTCTTCCTGAAGCTCTTCTAAAGTTAATTCTTTTTCTGCAATAGTAAGCTTATCTGGACCGTATCCGTATACACGTAATACCATATCCATACGCTCCTCTGTATCAGTAAGTTTAATAAACTCCTTATAGCTTTTCTTTCTAATCTCTAGTCCTACTTTAGCGTCTACAAGCTCTTTTGCAGAATCTACAAAATAATACTTGACTCGCTTAGAACTAGTAATTGAATCTTCATCTGCAGCTACAGCAGGATGCGCTTTGGCAAAATTGTAGCGGATAAAGTCTAATATGTTTAAAGGTTCTCCTCCTTCATCAAGACCTATTTCTAAATCAAGTCCTCCTCCAGGTATAGTAAGTGTCATATCTAAATAGAAACTACGTACTGCTGGTGAAAATTGATTGTCTGTAGCACTAATACCAATAATTTCAGGTAAGTACTTTTTTTGATCTGAGAAAGATAATCCTCTAATAATGTCTCCTGAAGCTGTAAATACTGATCCTATTTTTCGTTTAGAATCGTTGTATATGTCGTCCGGGAGATTAGTTGGGTTTGGACGGCGCTGTATTGTAATTAAATGTGAAGGCATGTTCTTGAATATCTATTGGTTTATACTATATAATAAAAAGGGGCGGCTCTATTTACCGCCCCTTTCCTCAAATTCTAATTATCTACGAAGCCACACATTCTAAGTGTAGGCAGTTAGTAGCACGGCGAATAGCGATTCCACACTCCTTCATGAAGTGTACAGAACTACCATCCACATCAGTAGCGCGAGTTGCGTTACCTGCAAATCCAGGAGGTACAGAAGCACCAGCTACTGCCCAACGAACTAGCTCACGTCCCTTACGAGAAATGTACTGAACGTTCTTCTCTCCATCATATGTAGACATATCAAGGAAGATCATGCGATAGCTCTCCATAGGAAGACCTGTTACTGGGTGACGGTCAGAGTTTAATGCTCTAGCTCCGTGGTCTAGTAATGGTAAGTGACGTACTGTAATAGTATGCCCATCGATGTGCTTGTACGAAGTGAAGAAACCTCCCATAACAAGATTACTGCTAGACCCGTTAACAAACGAACCTGGGTCAGTATTCTTAATGTAAGTTCCTGCAGATAGCTCATTCTTCATAGCAGAGTCGAACTCTTCCATTCCACCTATTCCAGTGAACAATGTGATGTTCATATCCTGTGCGTCAGAAGCTCCATATAAAGCGTCACGTACTACAGACTTCAACTTGTTAGCAGTTAAAGAAGAGTAAGAATCCACGTTAGGGATTTGCTCAAGAACTCCAGCACCTAGTAATACAGGCTTACCGTTATCATCCTTAAGGTGAATGATTCCGTTTGTATCACGGTTGTACTGAGAGAACCATAGAGCGTACTCTGTTTCCTCTTTCCAACGTAGCATGTGCTGATACTCCTCGAAGTCGTACCATAGGTTAGTCGAGCGACCACCTACATTGAACTCAAAGTTAACTACACGGTCAGGCATGTTACCTTCGTATGCGTAAGACTTACGAATAAGGCTTATTTGATTACGCATTTTAGAAGGAGCTACCCAGTTGCTCTCATTTCCACGAGATCCAGACATAGCAGCTGGAGCGTAGAGTTGAACGAACATTTTATTTAAGAAAGCATTAGATGCTGTAGGTGCTCCATCAGGGTTGATTAACTGAACAGAATACTCGTAACCTGTAGCTACTGCCACAGGGTCATCCATTACACGTACTTGAGTTCCATCTGGAGCCTCAAGGATGTATTGACGGATAAACCAACGCTCTGGGAATACAAGCTTAATACGAGTATGGTTTGCACCTACCCCAGTTTGAAGCGTACACTCTACCGCTTTATTTAAGCGACCCATAACAGGGTAATCGTACTCTACATCGTTGATGTATTTTGTAGCACCCATACCTTCAGTTAAGAAAGAAAGCGGGAAACGCTTATCCTCTTGACCAGATAGGTGAGTGATTACCGGAGATAGTACATCCGGTTGTGTTAGCATAGCAGCAGCTAGGCTATTTTCATCTGTCATAGCAGATGCGTTGAACGTGTCTTCGTATAAACGAAGCTTTTTAATGTTGTCAGCAGACATGTTATTATATATTTAAAATTAAAGAAGATCTTTTAACGATGGTAACTTCTTGGGAGCAGTGTAACCCGCTTTCCCGCCTTTCATCCGCTTTGACGCTGATGCTTTCTGCTGTAATTTCTGTGTTAAATTCTGTGCTTGCTTTGTATTTCTTTTGTTAGTGACTAGTTTGTTGAGGTCGAACTTCTTCCAAAGCAAATATTCCATTGCTACCTGAGTCTCTACATCCATTGATTCTCTATCGACTGTGCGCTGGGTACGACCTTGCTTGTCTACCGAATCGCTCATCCAAGAGAAAAACTTTGTTTTATCTGCAGTCGGGATATTAAATCCACGAACTGAACCTTTATCAATAGTAGACCTTATAGTCTGCCATTGTTGTTGTAATTCTTGTTGTCTTCCTTCTGCGTCAGCTTTTTGCTTGGCAACTAGCTGAGCTGCTTCTTGTTTCTGTGCTTCACGAAGTTTAACTAAACCTCTATCGGCATGCTTTTTTAAAATCCCTGCGTCCACGTAATCTTGAACGGTTTCAGTAATCTCTTCATTCGCGTATCCTTGACGGCGCATAATCTCTTGGACTACTATCCTTTGAGAATTTAAATCATCGTCTCCTAGCTCTACGGCACTAAAGTCTATTTCTGGAGAAGTAGCTTGGAAGTACGCTTTAGGGTCTCCCCCGTTGTACCTAAACTGCAAATACTCTTCTACATCAGGAAACTGTGTAAACATAGTATCGAGCTGCTCTTTAGCTATTTCATTTGCTACGTTCTGTGTAAACTTTACTACGCCATCATAGTCATCAGAAAAGTTTCCTTCTACTTCGTAACCTAACTTAGATCGTAATACATCTATAACAGACGATTCTTCTTCGGGTTCTCCACTGTCGGGAACTTCTTCCTCTTCCTGTTTCTCTGGAGTAGATGTTCCTTCCACCTCCACAACTTCTTCTTCAGGAGTCTCTTCTGGGGATGGAATGTCAGGCGTTTCTGCATCTAGAGCATTAGGCGTTTCTTGTGTTTCTTCTGGTGAGCTTTCTGCTTCACTTTCTGGAGCCGTTTCTACTGCCGAAGCAGGGGCTTTTTCATTAAGTAAATTAGCTACACTAACTTGGCTTAAATCTAACGAATTTTCTTTTGACATTGCTACAAATTTATAAATCTATACCGGTTTTCACGACATTCTGTATTAATAATTCTACCTCTTTATATACTATCAACTTTTTGCTCTTTGTACAGCTACCTTTTCCTTCTCTACATCGAGTCTAGCACGGTCTATATCGTCCCTACGACCGTTCCCATCTGCATCTGTAACCATTTTACCAGCAAGTTCCATCTTCTTAAGTTCAATCTTATTGATACGATCAAGCTCATTCTGATTAGCTTCATGCCCATGGTCTGCTTCTTTCTCTGCTTGTGCCATAGCTTGTTGTTGTTCCATAGCTTGCTGCTGTGCTTTGCTTTGTTGAGCTTGCATCTCTTCTTGCTTCTTCTCTACTTCTGCAAGATGCTTCTTTATAGAGCTAAAGTTATTTGAGTCAAGTATCTCAGCTATTGTACTAGGCTGCTGTCCGTTTTGTGCAAACGCTTGTGCCATTTGCTTCATCTGTCCTAG